ATATAGTATTAATACTGTTAACTAAACTATTATAATTTTGGTACGAAGTAGCTACATCATTTTTATTAGGAATATCAATAGCAAAATTAGGACCTTTTAATTGTGGGGGTGGGGGTGGTATAACTAATCTATCTAAGTTAATATCAAAAACATATGGATTAACCTTTTCCTTTACTATCCACAATGTAGATTTATCAGAAATATTATTTGGTAAAGGTTCGTATAATTTAAATAATATCTCATACCCACTTTCAATCTTATTTAAAGCCGTGTTAACAGCTATAGGCTGTATATTATCTCCAAAGTTAATAATATAGTCAACAAAGTAAATTGAACTTGAATATGAATTTAAAATTGCTAGTGAACCACTTTCAATTTGTTCATTAGTTAAAGTAGTAGAACCTACTCTTATTTCTGTTCTATCAGCAGATACCTCTTTTAAAAATAACCCTTGTTGTTCAGGATCAGAAATAGTGTTATTGAAAAAATTATATCGAACACTAAATTCGCCTGATGTATAACCTAAATTTTGAAGATCTTTAATAGGGTCAATCTCAATAATAGGTAAAGACCCATTAACTGGGTCCATATATGAGGTAGTGGGTAATTTAAAACTTTTATAGTTATAATTTATATTTAATAAATTACCTCCAATATCATATACATAATATTCAATATAGTCATTTTGTTGGCCAAAATCTTCTTTAATTAAAACGGGAGATAATAGGTTAAGATCATCCTCACTGTAACGAGGGATCTCTTGTGTATTTAAAATTTCACCTACTATTTTAATATTATCTGCCATTATCTACCGCTTGTTGCTTTAGTCAATTCATTTATTGTTGTTTGGGCATCAAGTACTTGTTGTCTTAAAGCAGTAATTTCATCTAATAGTGCTTGAACATCTTCTTAACTAATAGATACACCTAAATAATCCGCCTCACGTTGTAAAATAAATCGATGTGAGTTTGTTTCTCCCTCAGTTGGAATTTGATAAAATATCTGATCGTATAATTCAAAAAAATCCTCAACTGAAAATGATAATTCTTCTTCACCTATCCCAATTAATTGACTAAATTGGGTGTTAACTACTTTTGAAAAAGTATCTTTATCAAATACTGTTTTTTGTACAGGAATTTGAGACATTATCTTACAACTTTAAAAATATAATTGTTATCAAACACTACTACTTCACCATTGTTTATTACTGATTTTAAAAGTATTTTGTAATAACGTTCTGGTTCCAACCCGTTCATATAAACATCAAAATAGTTGCTTGATGAATCACAACTAATTTTAGTATATGAGGTATCATAATCTATGACAATTTCTTCAGTATCCAAATCTTTTATTGACCAATATGAAGAAGAAGGTAATGCTTTTTGGTTAGCAAAACTTAATGTAGTTCTAAATGTTACAGGAGGATAAATATCTCTTACAGCAACTCTAAAACGTTGAACTGAGTCTTGTTGATATTCACCTTTATTGTTATTTAGTGAAGGTACACAATAACTAGAAGTAACTACAGTTAATGAGCCAGTAGAAAATGATGAATCGTTCCATCTAAATTCTAAAGCTGGTGGATAAATAGTATGAGTAGTATCTGAGAAATATTTTAATTCAAATTTAGAGGCAGTTGTAAACTCTAAAGATGAAGAATGTTTTAGAATAAAACCATAATTAAAAATAACATTAGTGTAACTAGCACTTACAGCGTTAGTTACTTTTAATTCAATATCTTTTTCACTATTAAAAGTAAAAGATTGAGTTGACTGATAGGCAGAAGCAGTATACCAAGTGCCACCACCAAAATTGCTTCCAGAGTAAGAGCCAGTAATACCTGGTAGAAAGGTACCTGTAGTCCATTTTGTACTTCCTGACTGGTTTGTAAATGTCCAGCTTACTCCATTTGTAGTTTGAGGTAAATTACCTAAACGTCCTGTACCTTGGTTCCAATCAGCCGCTATTGGATGACAAAATATAGTATAATCTAATGGAATTGCAGAGGCATCTGCTAAATATGCTTTTAAATAAACATCAAAACTAGATGTTTTAATTAGATTAGTAAAAACACTACTTATCTCGCTTGTTGAAAATTTAATTACAGGGCGAGATACCTCTTCAGTACTTTCAATAGATTCATATGTACTAAGTTCTAGTATTTCGTCTAATCCTGTATTTAAAGCAGGATAGAATGAATAAAGCGTTGCGCTTTTTTCAGGGAATATTTTGTAAATAGCCATAGTTAGTAATTACTACGTATAAATATAGTAGCTACTAAACTGTTTTACGCCAATAAATGGTAATATTCTTTAAAGTGCTTTTGACGATCAGCTAAACCAATCGTACCACCGTTAACACATTTAGTCACGGCTAACACAGATGCATCAGAGGCATCTTTACACTTTGCTAAACAATTTTTAGAAAAAAACCAAGCAGCGGATAACAGTGGATATTTAGTAGCAACTAAATCAGGATTAGCAGCAATATCAACACCAATTGCTTTACCAAATGCTGTATAATTTTGCTTACCTGTTAATTGGATATAACCACGTCCACGAAATTTAAAACCTTCACCTGACGTCTCATCACCATTACCCATACGAGATGCATAAACGCGATTAGCAATTTTTTCAGGTTTACGTTGATATTGTTCAGCTAATACTAGAGTTGGGAAATATTTTTTGAATATACCCATTAAACCTTTTGCTGAATAATTAAGATTTTCATTTACAACACGAAATCCACCTGATTCATGTCCACATTGGGCTAAAAAGTGTGCTACTTCAACTGGTGTATCAATACCAAATTTAGCCATTACATCAGGAATCTGAGCGATTACTGTATCTGGTACGTGTCCTTTTAATTTACTTAAATCCATACTTTATAATTTTTAAAATGGTACTACTCTTCCTTGAATATCTATGTTTGGAAATCTAACTTCAAATACACTTGGATCTACTGAAGGATAAATATTACCCATTCTAGTAGCTCCTGGAATATCATAAGTATAAGGAGAATAATTTCCTCCTTGTTTATTTACTATTTCAACCTTAATAACATTTTGTACACCTTTAACTTGTAAAAGTTTAGAAGTAATATCAGCAAGTACAATAGGCTGATTAATATTCCATTTATTAATACTAAAATGATCTTGCAAAGCTAAAATACAATTTGATACAACATCATTATTACTATATCCACTAGCTACTACAATATCAAAATTAACTCCAATATTAATATAGAAAGCATCTTTAATATTTACAGCATCTGTTACCATTCTAAATTCATTAATATAAGTAGCTAAATTATTTTTTAATGCTAGAGATCCTGTAGTTATTTGTTTATTACTATTATAAGCTAAAACATACATATCTAATGATAAAGAATTACGCTCTTCACTAGTTGCTACTGTTGGTGTAGCTAATACTTCACGAGCAACATCTTGAGTAACATATACTTTAGATATTGATCCATAACTAGAAGGTAATGATAATGCTCTTACCATATAATCCTCTCTAGTTACAGCACGTAACTGAGATTGGTAAGCATAAAATGCGTTGTTACGAATTTCTTCAACTTGATCACCGTTTCTACCACCTGATGCTACTCCTGGGTTGTTTGAAGCTAGACTTGCTAATATAGTATTTGCCAAAGCACCAGTAACGCCACTAGGAAAATAAGATATAGTATTATCTATAGTAGTAATAGTATTTGAAGGAACATTAGATGTAACTCCACCTCCTACTAAATATCTTACAACAATGTTATTACTTGGAGCTAATCCATATTCTTGTGTAAAAAATACAGACGCTTGGTTAAAATTATTATATAAATTAGAAATACCAGGTACTAATCCAAGTTGAATATTGTCTGGGTTAGGAATAATATTATTATCAGAAGAATTAGATACACCAGCACCAAATTCTAATTGTAAAGTATCATTAGTTAAAAAACGAGAAACAAAACGACGAGGTACTCGTTTTAAAGTAACTAAATAAGGTACACCATCACTTCCTGAGTTTGGATTTTCAACTTTATCAAATATTGAAGATTGGGCTAAATATGGTACTTCATACCAACTATTACCTTGAGTATCAGTAGCATCTAATATTTGTAATATATTTGTGTCTGATATTGTTTCTATTAAAAATTTTTCAGGAGAACTAAATGTTAAAGTTGTAGATTTAATTTCAGCTGAAATAGCAGGAGTGGTCTTTTTAAGTAAAAAATAATTATTATCTACAAAGGTAATTTCCATACTACCTGTATCTCTAAAATCAACTTTTTGAGTAGTTAAAAACTTAATATTATTTATTGTTGAAGTAAGAGAAGAATTTTCAGGAACAATTAATGCATAATTATAATCTGGTACTAAATTAGCTCCTGATCCTGTAGTTGGAATTAGTTGAAATATATCAATTAGTGTAGTAGAAGCATAAGAAACTTTAGGACGGTATCCTAACATATAAGATAAAGCATATAAATTTTCTTTTTCTTTAGCATACAATAAGAAATTTTCCTGTACTTGAGTATCAATGTAAAATGAAGATACATCACCTATATAAGAAGCTAGTTCTATAAATAAATTACCTGGGGTTGCTTCTGTAAAATCATTATATACTGTAGGAAAGTAAGTTTTAGCATAATTTATTAAATTAGCTTTAAACTCAGGAAATGTTTTATTTAAATATGATACACTATTATCTGCCATTTTATATAAATTGTACTGTAATTTGATCTGCTGTTCCTGAAATTCTAATTCTGTATTTAACTGTAACAGATACTGTATTATTATCAGGAGTATTTAGGTCTACTATTATATCATTTACTTGTATTTCAGGTACAAACAATGCTACATTAGTACTAATTAAATTTTTAATAATATCTGTTATATTTTCATTTATACCTTCAAATAAAGCTCTTCCTAAGTCACATCCAAATTCAGGATTAAATACTCTTTCACCTTTATTAGTAAGTAAAAGATTAAGTAAATTAGATTTAATTTGAGTTTGTGTACTATATGTACTATTAAATGGACCAGAAGGACCATCAAAAGGTAATGATACCCCAATTGCTATATTTCCTTGTAAATCTAATGGATTTACTTGTATTATTTGAGGTAAAGGCATATTAATCTAATTGTCTTAGTCCTGATCTGTCCTGTGCAGTCATATTATTTGCTGCATCATTAATAAATGCTAAATATGGATTTACTTTATCACCAGTAGATGGATCAACAGCATCAATTACTTTTAAATCATTGCGTTGAGGTTGTTGATAACCAAACATAGCTCCCATTTGGCTATGTAGTTGTTCACGAATATTAGCACCACCAGCTACATTAGCACTAGTAAATGTTGCTGTTTTAGATTCAGTTAGCTGTGGTTTTTGTGATAGAATTTCAGTTAATTCTTCACGAACTGCTTCAGCTACTGCTTCTTTAATTAATTTTTTAAATACTTTAACATTCATATAAATAAATATTTAACCTTGTAAATTTTGTTGATCTATTATTAATTTTAATTGTTCTATTAAATCATTTGGATCTAATGTAAACGATGGTTCACTTTTTAATTGTTCAATATTTTGTTTATTAATAGCAACAGCATAATGACGTTTATTACCTCTAACTACAAATCGTAGGTTATTTTCTTCGCGTAACGCAAATTTAAATCCTTTATATGGGGGGTAATCAGTTCCAAATCTAACTGGTACTGGTGGTAATTTAGATTCTAATTCACCGTTTATAGGTAATAATTGGGCTTTAAGTTCTTCTAATATTTGAATAGCTTTTTCTAAACTAACTAATACTGTTGGAAGTAATGCACTTAATGCAAGTACTATTTTATTTGCTTTTTCTAGTAATACTATAATTTTAGTAATAGCATTTACAGGAATACCAATACCTGGTGGGACAGATGTTGGAATTGGTATAGAAGATAAAATAGAAACTACTGTACTAAATACAGCAATATAAATTGTTATTTTTTGTATTTGTTCATTAATTTTAATTATTTTACTTTCATTACTTTGAATAACAGTTATAGCATTATTTCTAACAACTTTAGCATTTTCAAGTTGAGATGGATTATTAGATTCATTAGCAGCAGTTATTATAACATTTGCTTCATTAACTAATTGTTGAATTTTATCATTTTGAGAAATAACCTCAGCTATCTTATTTGTTAATAAGAGCGTTAAAATAGGTACTAAAGTTTTTTTAGCATTTTGAAGTACAGCTTTTCTTCTTTGTTTACGTGCATCTTGTTTTTCTTTTCTAGTTCTTTGTTTAGCTTTTGCTCTTGCTTCTTTACGTTTTTTTCTTTTTTCTCTTTGTTTAGCAAACGGATCAGCTAAGTAATCATCTATATCTTTTTGGTTATCATCTTTTCTTTTCTTTAAATTTTCTTTAGCAGCAGCATAATTTATATCTTCTGCTTTTTTAGCAGCTTCATATTCTTCATCGTTTAATTGTGGGGGCATATCTACAACCTGACCATTTATTACTTGTTTAGCTGGGGTATGAAGTTTTTCAAGCTGATTAAGTTTTCTTTGGTGGTTTATGTCTAGTATAATTCCTTCTTTAATTAAATCAGCTTTTTGTTTATACAATCTAGCTATAGTAGAATTTAAAGCAGCATTTGTTCCTGCTGCTACAGCTGTTTTAGCTAATTGATCTCCAAATGATTGTGGAGATTGAGATGCCTTTATATTAGCTACTATATCAGGAGAAACTAAAGTAGATACATTACCTGGAATAGGTAGTTGAGGAGGGGTTGTATTTGGTGTTATAATTTCAGCCATTATACTGTATATACTTTTTCAGATTGTATTGTTCCTAATTTATTAATTAAATTATTTACATCATTAAGTAATTGATCTCCTCCATCTTGAACTGAAATAACAGGTATAGCACCATCTGAACTTACTGCATTTGCATTAGCTAAATATCCTGCTAATCTTCTTAATGTATTGCACATTTCAAGTAGTAAATCATGTGTTTGGCCACCTAATAATACGGGTTCATCAGGTACAGTATTATTAGCTTTAGTACCTAATAATATTTTTGAATTAGGATTTTTACCTTCTATGTTAAGATGAATATAATTACTAGCATTTAAATTAATAACATTATTTGCGCTTATTTCAACGTCAGTTTTAGCAAATAATAATACTTCATCTTTTTTAGAATTAATAGTTACTCTATCACTATTTAATATTATTTGAGAATTAATATAGTCTGATGTTGGTAGAGAAGATATAATGGGATTTACTATTAAAG